ACAGAAATGGCATATAGAAATTATTCAGTTGCAACACAAAAGATATATAAAAAGGCAGTACAAGATTTTTTAGAAGAAACAAATAAGGAAGTGATAGATGTAAAAAAAGAAGATGTAATTAGATACCTAGATAAAAAATTAATGGAATTATCAGTAAATACAGTATTAGTAGAACTTAATGCCTTAGAGTTTTTCTTTGAGGAAGTGCTGGGTTTGGATATAACTGAAAATATTAAAAGATATAAAAGAGTCTTTAAGGTTAAGGACTTTGTAACAATGGAGCAGTTCAATATATTGCAAAACTCAGTACCAGAAAGAGAAAGACTTATATATCAAATCATAAAAGAAAGAGGTCTTTTTTTCAAGGAAATAGTGGAAATAAAAGTTGAAGATATAGACTATTCAAAGTCAACTTTATTAGGAAAAAAGATAAGTAGAGATCTAGCAAGGGATTTATTAAAGTATGCTGAAAAATATGAGTTTGAAAATAAAATTTTTCAATTAGATTTTACAACTCTATACTATTGGAATACTCAAAATACTAAAAAATATTTAGGTAAAAACTATTCTATTGATGATTTAAGACATTCAATAGCTTTAGAAATATTTGTTAAATGTGGAAAAGAAGAGGAGGCAGTGGAGTATTTAAGATTAAAAGATATATATAGTTTAAGACAATATTATAGGAGAGCAGGTTATCAATATTACAATGATTAAAATGAAAAAGGGCATCACCCCTCGCCAAAGTTGTGATGTCCACGACAAAATATTCATTTTGATTATATCAAAAAGGAGAGCAAATGAAAAGAGAAATTTATATAAAAGGAATGCTTGAACATTTAAAGAAGCATCCAACAACATATAGAAAGATGATTTTAAAGTTAGAAAAGGAGCTTGAAAATGTGTATAGAACAGAAGGTAGAGCAATATAGAGAGAAGTTAATAAGAATAATTGAATTAAAAAAGAAGTTGATAGATTCAGAAATAAGTTTACAAAAGGTAATGATTGAACTTAATCTAAGTCAATACGAGTTTAAAAAACTTTTAAATGGAGAATTAGAAGAAAGAGAAGCTGAGGTTTTAGCACTATGTGAAAAGACTCCAGGATATATTAAAAATAGAGATAAAAAAGTAAAGACTTTTCAAAAGTTACTATTACAAAGAGATTTGACATTGAAAGATTTTTGTAATAAAGAAAGATTAGATGAAAAGAAAGTATATAGAGCATTAAGAGGACTAAATGTTGAAAGAGATGTAGAAACTGAAAGAGGTATTGAAAGAGCTTTGAAAACGAGAATCTTTTAGAAAGGGGCTTTTATGGAAAAAGGATACTTAATAGAAGATTTACAAAAAATCTTAGGAAAAGAAAGAACCCAAACTTTAAGATTTGCTAAAGCTCAAGGCTGGAAAGTTAAAAAGGTAATAATAGAGAAAAGACAAAGAAATGTATACGATGCTTCAGATGTCGATGCTTATAGAGCTACATTATTAGCAGTTAAGAAAGAAAAAGAAAAGAAAGTAGCAACTAGGACAGTAGCAAAAAGAGAGGCAAAGGCAGTTGATGAGCTACCAGCTTGGAATCAAAGAGTAGCTAATTCAAGGTTTGTTATATGTATGAAGTTAGAGGAGGAATACGAAGAAGGAGAAGGTAGCAAGGAAGAAATAATAAATAGATTTGTAAAAGAAGCAAAAGATAAATATCCTCAACAAATGGAGATATTAAAAAAATTGTCAGTCCCTACACTTCGTAGGTGGTATGGAATATATATAAAAAATAAACATAATCCATTAGCATTAGCTTCAGGACATGGAACAGCTAAAGGAATTAGAAGAGTAAGAAATGAGATAATAGAAACAGCAAAGGCTTTATATTACACAAAAAACAAGGTTTCATTTATGTATGTTTTTGAAAGGTTAATAGCATTATATGGAGATAAGTGCATAACTTATGGAACATTAAGAAATATTTTCAATAAAGATATAAATATTATTGAAAAAGATAAAGCAAGAATGGGAGCAAAAGAGTTTAAAGATGCTCACGAACCACATATTATAAGAAGCTATGAAGATATAAAAGCTGGAGAAGTTTGGATGTCAGACGGACATACATTGGAGTTAATGTGTTATCAAGGAAAGAGAAAAAAGAATAATGGACAAAGATTTTATAGTTCACCTACTTTAATAGTATGGATAGATGTGAAAAGTAGATTTATAACAGGCTGGAGCTTAGCTTGGACAGAAACAACAGAAGCAATAGCAATAGCATTAAAAAATGGAATTGAAAAGTATGGATTACCTGAGCATGTCTACACAGATAACGGAAAAGCCTACAAGTCAAAAGTTTTAAAAGGAACTGAAGAACTAGATGGAATATATGCAAGTGCAGGAATAGATGTAAGTCATGCAAGAAAATATAATGCACAAGCAAAACATATAGAAAGATGGTTTGTTGATTTTAAAGAAAGTTTTGCAAAGCAATTTTATACATATAAAGGCGGAAACATAGTAGAAAGACCAGAGCATATGAAAAGTTTTGCATTGGAGAAAATAGCAAAAGGGGAAATATTAGAACAATGGGAGTTAGAGGAGGAAATAGCAAAATTTATAGAAAGAAAAAATCATTATTATTATTTAAGTAGGAGAAATAACGGTTTAAAAGGGCATAGAGGAAAAGGAATGCATAACAGGACACCTCTTGAAGTTTTTACTGAGGAAAATCCAGTAGCTGATAGAAAAATGCTAACAGAACAACAGTTAAGACTTTTATTCTTGTATGAAGAAATAAGAACAGTACAGCAAAATGGTATTGAATTTATGGAGAATTTTTATCAAAATGAATACTTATATTATCATCAAACAGAAAAGGTAAAAATAAAATATGACCCACATAATTTAAAGTATATTTATGTTTATCTTGATAGTGGAGAATTTTTATGCAGGGCAGAACAAGCTGGACTTGCTGGCTGGAAAGATGTTACAGCTATGAAGACACATAAGAAGAGATTACAAAAGATTAGAAAATTAAGTACAGAAGTTTCAAGTATTACTGAAGAAATAAGAGATGACTTAAATTTAATTTATTATAATGACAAGCAAAATATAGAGGAGGCTCAGCTTATAGAAGAAAAGAAAGAAGAAACTAAAATGATTGAGAAAAAGAATAAGGTTCACATAGGTAATGGAATATATGTAGATGTATAGGAGGCAAAGATGGATACATTAAGAGCAAGATTAGAGATGTTTTCAGAAGAAAATAATATGAGTTATGCAAAAATAGCGAAAGCTATGGGAGTGGGGGCAAGTACATTAAGTGAATGGAGAAAAGGAACATATGTAGGGGATAATGAAGTATTTGCTGAAAAGGTTGAGGACTTTTTAAGTAGACATAAAAGAAAAATGAAAAGAATAGACTTCTCAGCTGATACAGAAGTTAAAAGAAGAGTATTTCATGTACTAAATACAATAAAAAAATATGTAAGCTCAAATGTAGTGGACCAGTTAATGGAAAGTGCAAAAATTGGATATATCTTTGGAAGAGCAGGACTGGGAAAAACCCACGCTATAAGGGAATATTTAAAAATTTATGGAGGTAAGGGAGTCTTAATAACTGCTGAAAATGGAATCTCAGCAGTTGGATTAATAAGAAAGTTAGCTAAGGAATTAAGACTTGATTCAAGTGGAAATTCTGAAGTATTGAAAGATAGAATAAAAGATGCAATCAGGTTCACTGAAACAATAATAGTTATAGATGAAGGAGAACATTTAAAAGCAAGTGTTATAGATATAATTAGAAGTATAGCTGACCAAACAGGAGTTGGAATTGTTATAGCAGGAACTGAAAGACTAAAATCAAATATTTTTGGACAGAGAAAAGAATACGAATACTTGTATTCAAGGGCAGTTGTAAATATGACATTGAAAGATTTAACAATAGAAGATACTTCAAATATTATAAAGCAATTTTTAAAAGGAGAAGTGGAGTTGTACAAAGAAGCAGAACTTCAAGAGTTAATAAAGTACATTAACACAATGGTAAGAGGTTCAGCAAGACATTTAGCTAACTTGTTGACATCTAGCAATGAAATAGCTATACAAAATAATTCTGAAAAAATAACAAAAGAACATATACAGGCTGCAGTTACAACACTAGCTTTATAAGGGAGGATAAAATGAAAGATAAGATTTTAACAGAAGAAGCAAAAAGAATATTGGTTGGAGAGTATGGAAAAGATGCTATAAAAATTGACAAAGAACTTAATGAATTGGCATCTCTTTCAATAAAGAGAAAAAATTGCATTCAAGCAGTTAATAAAGGTAATTCAAAAGCTAGAGAAAGTTATATTCAAATTGATAACGAAATAAAAAAAATGATTAAAAACATAAATGAAATTTTGGCTAATTGGTGTTAATTAGAATAGTGTTAATTAGAATTGGAGGGAACTATGAGTGATTGGGCATTAGGTGGACTATGTTTAGCATTATTTATAGCAGGTTTTAATATAGGACAAGACTATAAAAAGGGATTTTTTGGAAGAAAAAAGAAATATGAATACTATATAAGTGGATTCTATTCAATAGCAGGAATTATAACTTTTACAAGTTGGACATCTGAATTTAATGGAGAAATGACAAGCAGACAATTAAAAGAAATTAAAGAGAATGAAGAACAAAAGTTAAAAGATAAGTACAAAACTTCTGATGCAACATTTGGAATTATTTATATAAAGAAATTAAAGGACTAGCTTAGGTGGGAGGCAATTATGAATCTAAAAAATTTAACGGCTGAAGAAAGGGAAACATTAAGAAAGCAATTTTTTGAAGAAGAAAGGAAGAAAGAAGAAGAGAGAAAAGCAAAGATAGAGGGATATAAAACACTTGTTGATGAAACAGTTTTAAATGTAATGGAAAAGATAAAAGGAGTTTCAAGTCAAATTGGGCAAGTAAAAAAATCTATATTTGCTGATTTTAAAAGTATCACAGAGTTAAAAGGTGAACTATATGGGGTAAATGATAATCAACAATCACATACATTTACAACAAGCAATGGAAAGTATAGTATAACTTTAGGTTATAGAATGGTAGATGCTTTTGATGATACTGTTCATTCAGGAATAGAGAAGGTTAAAAGCTATATTTATAAATCAGTTCAGGATGAAAATAGTCATTTACTTGAAATAGTGAACTTACTCTTAAAAAAAGATAAGAATGGCAATTTGAAGGCTTCAAGGGTTATGGAGCTAGAGAAAATAGCTGGGAATATAAATGATGATGAACTAACTGAAGGAGTTAAAATAATAAAAGAAGCTTGGAAACCTCAAAAATCTAAGACATTTATTGAGGCATACTATAAAGATGAGAATGGTAATAAAATTAATATACCTCTTTCTATGACTACTGTTATGGAAGATATGGAGGACTTGAAAAATGGAGAAGATAAAGAACGGACAAATTAAATATATACATATTCTAAAAAATAAATTAAATCTAAAAGATGAAGATTACAGAAGTCTTTTAGAAAGTAAATTTAACAAGAAAACATCTAAGGATCTCAGCTCTAAACAAGCTGAGGTTCTTATAAAAATACTTGAAAGATTAATAAGTAACTATGCAACAGAGAAGCAAAAAAGTAGATTTAATACATTGTATAGTAAAGTTTATTATGAAAAGGACAGGCAAGAATTTATAGAACAATACTTAGATAAAGGTAAAACATTAGATAATATGAGCATTCAAGAATGTAGTAAGTTAATTTATATTCTTGAAGAGATAGTGGACTGGCAGGAGAAAAGAAAGTTGAAAAAATCTAATTTGGAGGTTTAATGTGGAAGTGTAAAAAGTGTAGTTGTAATACATTTTATCAGACTTTTAGAGGAATTTTTCTTATTATAAAAGCAGATAAAAATCAGGAAGTTATTGAATGTAAAGATGATGTTCTTAAATATAGTAGATTTTATTGTGAGAAATGTAAAAAGTCAGGTTGGACATTAGATGAAGTTGCTGAATGGGAGGAAGATTAATGAAAGAAATTAATATAACAAAACATGCACTTATGAGATATGCTTCAAGAGTTTATAAATATCAAATTATCAATGATAGAACATTTGATGTTTGGAAAAAAGCAAATGAAGATAAAATAGAAAGATTAGAAACAGATTTAAAAGCTGAATTTCAAGGAACTAAGTACATTTGTACAGCAGCTTATGATGCTCATAAAAAAGCTGAATTTTACATCAACAAAGATAAAATGATGACTTATGTAGTAGTTGGAGATAACATGGTAACTTGTTATCCAATAAATTATGATTTAAGTGATGAAGGAAATAAGGCTATTTTAGAGGTATTATTGAATAATTTAAAGAGAGCTAGAATTGACGAGGATAATTTTGAAGATAAGTATTTTAAAGAAAGAGATGACTTAAATAGGGAACTTGGATTACTAAAAGCAGAAACTGAGTTATTAAATTCTAAATTAAAGACTTTAAAAGAAAAGCAAGCAAAAATTGAAGCAAGACAAAGTGAAATAGCAGGAGAACAGATAGAATTAAGAAATATTATAAGAGTTGCTGAAGAAAAGATAGTAAGAAGTAAACTAGCTTTATAATCAAGGAATAAAAATGGAAAATCAAGAAGTTTTAAAACTTATAAGAGAAGCAAAAAAAGGAAATGAAAAAGCTATTGAAACATTAATTGAAAGGTACTTGAACACTATTAGAAAGATTAATCATAAGTGGGGGAACACGGATGATGGATTTCAGGAAGGAATACTTGGAATCTATCAAGCAATTAAAACTTATGATGAAAGTTATAATACAAAGTTTATGACACATCTATATTTTCATATTGAAGCAAAAATAAGAAAATTCATTGATAAAGAAAGGTATAGAGTCCCTCAATATGTCATTGAATCAATAAAAAAAGGAGAACAAGAAAGGGTATATTTTTCAGAAATTGAAAATCTTGAAATTAAAGATGGAAGTATAGACAATGAAACCTTAGAAAATAAAGTACTTGTAGAAAAACTATTAAATTGTTGCACAAAGCAAGAAAAAGAAGTATTAAATCTATTATTTTTTGAGGGTTATTCAGGGCAAGCAGTAGCTGAAAAACTTGGAATGTCAAGGCAATGGGTTCATAGTATGAAACATAGAGCATTTGAAAAGATAAGAGAAAAAATTAAAAGTCCTAGAAATTTCTAGGATTTTTTTGTATAATTAATTTAAAAAGTTGAGGGGGTTATTTTATGGCTTTATATTATGCAATAGTTATAGTGATAATTTTATATTTTATTAAAAGAATTTTAAAAAGAAAGAAAGAAGTTAAAAATCCTTTTGGTGCAGAAGTAAAATTTAATGGAGAAAAAGTAGATATTTTTTCTGAGGATAATAAATCACATGTAGGAATAATGTCAAAGAGCTATGAATATGATGGAGAAGGAGAATTACCAAAGATAAAAAGAAGAAGGAAAAATAATTTCTTAGCACTAGTTGAAAGATTAGAAAAAAATATCCAAAAAGGTAAAATTGCAAGAACAAATTGTTATAGTTTAGTTAGTTATATAGAAGAGGTTATACCTAAAAATAGTTTAAAATCTTATGAAATAATGAGGAAAGCAGAAGATACTTTATTAATTACCATAGAAGAATTAAATTTTATAAAAGAAGAGTTTTTAAAAAATTGTGAAGTAGATAGATATTGGGATAAGTATTATAAAGAGCTTTATAATCAAGATTATGAAGAATACAGCAAAGGTAAAATTAATAAAGAGGAGCTTGAAAAAAGAAAAAGATATTATTTTGGTGATGAAGAAGATTAATCAATAAGAAATACAAAGTATTTTTAATTTTTTCTTATATTATAAAGAGAGGTTAGTATGCAGGAAAAATATAATAATTACTATATTTTCTATAAAAGTCCAAAAACTTTT